ACTTATCATAGATGTACTTATATCCAGAGTCAAACATTGCAAATGAGCTACTTGCAATTCCACTGAAGAAGTCTACGATATTTTCAGTTTTAACAGCACTAGTGGAACTGTTAATTACATCTGATCTTCTTGGGGAAATTACTGCTACGCAATCTCTTCTTGATTCTGCGATGTCAATTAGCTTAGCTGCTCTATCAGCAGTGATGCTTCCTGGGATTAGAAAATCTACATCATTAAAATTCTCAGAATCTCTGAAAAGTTCATAACCACTGGTTACTGCAGCTGCGATATCGGATGAATCGGTAACGAAATCATAATCAGTTCCACCTGATAGACTGAAGCCTAGAGTTGGGGAACCTGAATTTGAAATTGGTGAGAATACTTTATTTGCGCTATTGGTTTCTCCAATAGTAGCATTAGTCACACCCTCAAGGCTAATTTTTGAAGTGCCAATAAAATCAATTCCAGTTGATTGTCCTGGGAATACATACTTAGATCTTTCTGCAAGTGCATTATAAAAATACATTAGTGACCCATCTAGAGTACTACCATCTTTTGCTTTTGAAACAAATAGATATTTTTCTAGAATTGTATTTGGAGTGCCAGAAATATTACCATCTTCATCAATAACCAGAATGTGCATTTCATCAAACTTACCGCCTTTAGCAGCTACTGATGCAGATGTTCCTGGCTGAGGTGCTACATCTCTCCACTTTAATCCAGATGCATACTCAAGAGTATCGTAGTAAGTATTATTTACTGATCCAATTTCTCCAGCTGCGACTAAAACTACAGGAGTTCCAGCATTATCTGTGATGCTATAAGTAGCAGTTCCAGTGGATGGAATTCTCTTAGTGCTATCGTTTAGAATAATGTGTAAAGTATTTGCAGTAGTGTCTACTTTGTAGATCCATCCAGTGCCAAGTAGAGTTCCGCCATTCAGAATTCTAATTGCATCTCCAGCAACTACTGAAGGATCTGCTCCAGTATAAGTGATTACTTGATCTGCACCGTGATCAACTGCAACTACTTTAATTGAATTGAATAGTGATCCAGCACTTCTACCTGCAAATTTGAAAGCAGCTCCGCTATAATTATCAAAATCAAACTTGCTTTTAATGATAAAATTAGATAATCCAGCATCAGATGAAGAGTTTAATACAATATTTGAGCTTGTTGGTCTTACTACAGCTGCGATGCCACCATACTGGATAATGGTTAGTGCAGCAAACCAAGACTCAAAATTTTTATCATTTGGCTTACCAAATGTTTCTACTAATTCCTTTTCACTAGTAATGAAAGTTACGGTATCTACTGGACCAGTTTCGGCAGCAATTACAACTGCTCCAACATTTTGGTCAGATACGTTAATTGTAGGAGTTAAATCAACTTCCTTAATAGATACTCCAGGTGAAGCAAACGCCATGTTTATTACCTCTATGAGATTTCTTTTCTCAAAACTATTTATTTATCTTTGTATTTTGAGGTCACTTATACTCCCACATATACGCCATATCACCGTATTCATCTACATTCCATTTATTATCTGTAGCAGAAGTCCAGTAATCTCCTTTTGTGTCTACAAATGTAGTTTCGTCATCAGTTAGGCCATCCAATATAAAACCAAATGGAGCCATATCCTGCTCAATAGCCTCTCTTTGATCTTCAAAAATTCTTTTCCTAACGTCATTTGAAGTAAGCTCCCTAAAGTAAGGTTGAGTAGATAACCAAGAGAAAATTACAAGACACATTGCAAGGTCATCATTACAACCTTCTTCTGCATTAAAGGTGTCGCTTTTTTGAATAAACGTAGTAAGCTCACTGATAATATCGTAGTCAGGAATTAATAATTTATCATCTTCAATCAATGCTTTTAGGTTAGCACAGCCATATTTTTTAACAGCTTTGGTCATCTTGACTCCTAGCTGTGCTTTGTTGGAGAACCCAGTACCAACTAACTGTCCAGCACGACCTTTCATTGCACACATGAGCAAGTTATCATATTCAAGATCAAACTGAAGAATATCTGCTACTTGTCCACCAATATCATTGACTTCAACGAGCACATTAGCATTGTTGTAATTTTTACCTACAGTGTCAATAATGTTAGGGAACAATATAGGTTTAATTTCGTTGTTTTTATACTTTGCTACTAATTTATATGGAATAGTAGTTACATCAATAACAGCAAATGCAGAGTAATCATTTCCAACTCCTCGTGCAACGTCAACAGTCATTACATAATCATGACCTTCTATTACGTCTTCATATACATCCAATCCACCACTTCTTTTTAGTGGATCTTCGTACACCATGGAACGAAGTTTATTTGGATTGATGAGAGTATCAACAGATCCTAAGAATGTACATTCAAACTCCTGCTCAAACTGTCTTTGAGAAGTGTTTGCAATAGTTTCTTCTTTCCACTTCTGATCTCTACCTGGGACATCCCACCAGTTAACTTCAAGTGGAGTGTAACTGTTCTTTCCTCGTTCTGCATCATGCCAGAATTTGTAGAACATGTTCATTCCATTTGGAGTGGAAATGATAATAACCTTGGTTGTCTTACCAGATGAAATAGTTGGGTATACAGAACTGAAGAACTGCTCTGCAATGTGGTTTGGGATGAACGCAAATTCGTCCAAGAAAATGATGTTAAATGAGTTCCCTCGGACAGCAGATGAGGAGGTAGAGGCAGCAATAATCTTAGATCCGTTCTCTAGCTCCAGTGAGCCACGGTTCCAAGAACCCACGCCCTGTTGTAGCCATTTAGGTAGATTTTCATATGATAACTGCAATCTGGATAGAAGTTCCCTTGAGGTCTCCGCTTTGTTTGCAAGAATCGCTATTTTTACGTTTGGGTTAAAAAGAGCATAGTGAAGCAGGTAAGATACAACAGTTGTTGACTTACCAGTTTGTCTAGGAAGCTTCGCAATATTGAATCTATGCTTATGGAAATTATCAATTAATTTTTCCTGAAAGTCCCACATTTTAAATGGGACCAAACCTTCGTCAAGAGAAACAATTTTGATATATTTTTTAGCAAAATAAATTGGATCCTCTTGACACTTTAAATACTCTTCTAATTGTTCAGAAGTAAATTGTATTTGTACGTTAGAAGGTTTTAGGTTAGGATTACCTTTATAACTAGATCTTTCACTCATAATATGTTATTATAACGTTGGTTTTTTCCATTCTGGACCTTTTCTCATTGTGTTTGCCACCTTCCTTTCGTTAGGATTATCAGTTTTATCTGCAAGTTTTCCAATTTTTGCTTGCTTCTGAGCATATTTGTGTCCAACACCAATCTCAAAGCTTGCCTCTTTCATGAACTGTGAAAATGATTTTCCCTCACTAATTTTTTCATCTGATGCAAGATACTCTGCAGCAGTATCTACAAAGTCGGCAGCTCTGGTAATTTTGGACTGAACCCATGCAGGTAGTTGCTGATCTGATTTACGAATAACTTTACGAAGCATAGCGATAGATCTTTCCATTTGATCTAGCTCAAGTTTTGCCATATAACCTTCATGATCTTTGATTTTTCCAGAAGCAATTTCTTTATGATCCTCCTTCATGGTAAGAATCCTTCTGGAATTCATTTCCCATGCACTTGGACCATATGAACACTGAGATTTAGTTTCTTCTTTTTCACAAAGATGGCAATAACGTACCTCTTCCTTTTCTTCCTTAACAGCTTTTTTGCCGTTTCTCCATTCCCCTTTTAGTTTCTTTTCCATTTTGAGTAAATGCTTGTAGTAATCTGGAAATTCTGCTATATGCTGAAGTGCAATATTGTAGGCTTCGTCATGTTTAGTGACATGCTCTCTTTCTACAGTAGAACCAATTTCAGCTTGTCTGATAACGTAATCTACTGAGACGCCATGTTTTTTGGCAATTTCTTTTTCAGTTGGAACTTTTTTGTGTGCCATTATCCACCTACAATCTGAACTTCAGTGATATGTCCTGTAGCAGCGCCATTACCATCAGGCTTTACGGAAAATT